CCACTCCCTGTGGCAGACGGCGCAACCGAATTCACTGATCGCATCCATCCACGCCCGTTCTTCCCTTGAGGGCGTATGGCTTTTCATGTCGCTGCTCCAAGTTGACCAGAACTTGGTTGACTCGCAGACCGTCACCCGCGATCAACCCCTCCAACTCATCCATGAAAAATTCATCCACAACCATCTCAATTGCTTTTGTCTCGAGCACTTCCAGCTCGATGTTGATCGTCAGCTTCATGCGCCGTAGACCCTGCGCTCTGCACGATGCGTTGCCATCTCTGTCTGCCACGTTTTAAAGGCGACCTCCGCAGCCATGAGATTCGCTTTAGCTGCTGCCAGAGATCCTTTTGCTGCGCCCCGCTCAATTCGTGCCATCTCCATTTCATCTTGGTTATCAGCCCAGCTCGTTTGAGCGGCTGCTGTTTTGCATTGGTGTTGAACCTGAGCTGTGAGCATCAGGCTCGCCATCGTTCTCTTTTCCTTGGCTTCCGCTACAGCGAGGTCAGCCTCAGCCTGAGCAACCTGTGATCCGGCATCGCGGATCGAGATCGCAAAATTTTCTTGGTTCAAAACAGTTTCTCCTTGGGCTTAGGCACATAGGCTTTGGGAATCGAGGGTCTGCGCTCGAGGTACTGACAGGAGCCTTCCTCGAAATCGAATCCGATTTTCCCCTCCCACATTCCGTGCCTGTTTTTCAGCACTTCGAGGTGGATGTCCCAGCTCTTGGCAATGTCATCGTTCACTGGTTCATTGAAGATCCGGCATGCTTCGAGGTGCTCTGCTTTGGGTTTGTTCTTCCAAACGGAGAACGCGCCATCGCACAGGTCCGAGATCGCGGAGCTGCCCTTGATGTCAAATTTTCCGGGGGCGCGGCTTTCGTTTTCTTGCTTGCGAGCATGAGCAACAAGGAAGATCGTGACGTTAAATTTCAGCTTGAACTGAACCAGCGCCTCTACGAATTTTTGCTGACCTTCATAGTCATCTTGGCGAACCATGTTTGTCAGACTGTCGATCACGAAGACGTTGATGCCGTAACGGCGATAGCCGTACTCAAAAGTGCGAAGCAGATCTGCTGGCTTGGGTGTCAGGTCATCAACAAACAGCCACAGGTTTGGAGCGAGCCAATCAAGCGCCCTCTTACGCCAATCTTTCTCAGGCTTCCTCACACCACAGGTCTGCATGAGCATTCGACCGAGTGTGTATCGAGGGGTCATCTCCATCGACGCAATCAACACTTTTCGGTCTTGAGTGATCGCATTCAGGCAGAGCTGGTTGAGCATCATGGACTTACCGCTGCCTGAGAACCCCGCTACCAACCACAGATCATGCTCACGGAACCGCACATCGTTCTCATCAAACTTCTCGAAGCCAGAGCGAAACCCACTGCTGTCGTTCTCCTTCGCATCAAAGAACGAATCCAACTCATCCTCAAACTCGACCACCGTTCTGAGCTGCTCCGGTGCCTGCCATTTCGCATCTTCATAGGATGACTTTAGAAGCTTTCGAGCCTCGTCATATCCACGCTCTTGGATCAGCTCGTTGATGTCCTTTGCGGGAAACCGCACACGAAACGCTCTGTCACCGAGACGCTGTTTTAGTTTTTCAGCGCACTTCTCACCCGCCTCATCGTGATCGGTGGCGAGTACGATCTCCTCGAACCGAGCAAGGTTGTCGAACTCAGCCTCGAGCCACGTCAGGTTGCTCGCACCACTGGGCAGTGACAGTGCAGGAAAGCCAAGCTCTCGAGCAGCGATGGCATCCAGCTCACCCTCGGTTAGCCAGACTGTCCGTGAGGTGTCAGGGATGGTGTGCCAGCCGTACAGGATCTGCTGCATACCCGACTGATTGCACATCCCAGGATTGCCGTCATAGTCGAGCGGCTTGTTCTTCAGGAAGACAAGCTTTCCCGCCGGATCAAAAAACTGAAACACAAGATCTGAGCCTTGAGTCTTGAGCGATGCGGTCTCATAAATCTTATGCCGAAACACCAGCTCACCAACATCTCGAAAGCCTCTACCCTCAAGGAACGTATGCAGTGCATCGGTGTTCTCTTGATCAGGAGCCACAGGCTTTGAGTAACGCTTGATCTGAGCAGACCTGACCTTCATCGATGGCTTGATGTCGCGAATGTTGAATCGCTTCTTTGCCCAGTCCATCGCGGCAGGGATGCCAACACCCTTCGAGTGGCAAATCAGATCGATCAGATCCCCATGATCTCCCGCCTCAAAATCCGTCCACTGCCCTGCCCTATCGCCGTGCAAGAATACGCTGAGGCTTCTTCCCTTCTCGCCGTGTACGTTGCCGATCTTGAAGCAACCGTGCTCGATGACGCCGTCCGAGAACAGCTCGGGACAAAGGACAGGAGCATGCTTGGCGAGTTCCACTTTGAGTGTTGCGATTTCCATCACTTCACTCCCAACAGCATTTTGATGTCGCGATCATCACTGAAGTGGTTCTTGATGAGCGCGTACTGCGGGTCGATGGATCGCCAGCCCTTGGTGATCGCGATGTCTACAACGACTTCGTAGTTCGTGCAGCGAGCCTTTTGGAGCAGCTCAAACGTGCGTATCGCATTGTTGAGAATCTTTGCACCTAAGATTCCGTCGCTGTCTGCCTTATGCCGCAACCATCGCTCGAATACCTGAACAGGAATTCCTTTCGGGCATTGCTTGATCGCGTCAGCAAGTGCGGTCCTCTTCTTTGTATTCTTTTTATTACTTTGTAAGAGATCTTCTTTTCTTTGTGTCTCGATATCCAGATCTGGGTTTTGCCACATCTGGGTTTGGTTGCATCTGGTGAAGTGACCAGCAGTATCGGTGACATCGTAGTCCCATTGCTTGACCTTGCCGTCGTCGCTTCGCTTGATGTTGCGCTGAATGTAGCCAGCGGATTCCAGTGTTTTGGTAATCCTACTGACGCGCTCACGAGAGATACCCCAATACTGCGCGATAGACGCATTAGTGACTTGCCAGTCTGTGGGATGTGAAAGAAGGTGAACGAGAACCGCTAGGCTCTCAAGGTTTAGTCCGTCTTGCCTTTTAGTGGCGTCAGCGCCTCCTTGCAGAAGGGCATTTGACAGGACAGTGTAGTTTTTTTCTTGCGTGTTACGGTAAATCATACTTCCTCCGTGTGCATACACCATAGAGAAATCATCTCACCAGAACAAACCTTTTAATTGTTTTACGCATTTATTATTTACTTTCAGGAACTTATAGGTATCGAACACTACCTATGCGCCACTCTGTCGATTACTGGAAAATTTTTGGCAGAATTCAAGAAATTTGCACCTAATGCGGCACTGTATGAATTCACAGGTTTGGTTTTCACCCATAAAGTGTAGACTGCACTCGTTTGGGGCATTTGTAGTTTGTATTACTTGCTTACTTTTACAAACATCAAAGAGAGAAGATTGTGAACAAGGAAGAACGAGCTGAGTGGCTCAAAAAAACTTTATCGGGCGCTGATGTGCCTATGTATGGGCGAGCCAGTACCGTGGCGAAAGAGCTAAATTGTGCGAAAGCAGCCGCAACTGGATGGTTGAATGGAAGTCTGCCTCGAGACATCGAGCTGGCTTACCGGGTATGTGAATACTACAAATTTGATTTAAGAGAATGGGTTTATGGGATACCCGCTAAAGCTGACCACGATGAATGGGGAAGGGCTATCAGCATTGCTAGAGCTTTTGAGAGCAACTTTGAATCACTTGATGATGATCAGTTTTTCATGATTGTTAAGCTAGCTTTAAAGAGTCAGAACAAGGGCCAGTTACCGGAACTCCTCGAGGAGCTAGGATCGATAATAAAAAAATAGAAGATCTACCTGATCTCGCCCTGATACTCGTGTTCGTGCGATGGTTAGTCGAAAAAGACATATCGTGCGAAACAGAAGTTTTATCTTCTTTGATAGAGCAACTGAGTACGGATGATCAAAAACTATAATAAAATAATTGCAATTCGCACTTATTGATTGCATCCTGAAACCTTCTGAACAAGGAGGTTTCAGACATGGAACAAGTTACCCCCGCCCACATCTGGGCAACGCTATCGACAATATCCAGCGATTCAGTGAGCACCGAGAAATTCGGTGGGATCACTTATGTCAAGTGGATGGCTGCCCACGCGATCATGATGAAGCACTTCCCTGAGTACACATGGGAATTTCTTCAGGACGAGCACGGCAAACACACCCACTTCTTTCCAGACAAGACCTGTGAGGTCCGGTGCCGTGTCGCTGTCGGCGACGTTAGTCATACCACCACCCTGCCGGTGTACGGCAAGAGCAACACCGCGCAGCCAAACCCCAACGCGCATCAGGTAAACACTGCCAAGCAGCGTTGCCGTGTTAAGGCGCTCGCTGAGTTCGGCTTATTCCATCACATGTGGAGTGACCTTCCGCTCGAGGAGCCTGATGCCCCTACAGCGGCAGATCCAAAGCCAGAAGCCGTAACGCAAACGCCAAAGGAACGGCTCGCGGGTTACTACGAGTTACACAGGGAAAAACTGTTTTCTGCCACCAGCACAGAGGACATGAAGGCTAAGTGGGCTAGATTTGAGAACTCTGTTCGCAACTTGAAAGTTGATATCACCGAGGATCAGCTCGCTGAGTTGGCGAAGGAATACCGCGAGGATCTGAAAGCCCTCAAGAAAAACCAAAAGGCAAAGAAATGAGTGTCTTAATTCAGGGGTCACCTGAATGGCATGCCGAAAGAGCGGGGAAAATACTCGCGAGCAACTGCGCTGCGTGGGAAGGCTTACACCCGTACACCAACGCCAAGAAACTTGTACGCGAAGGAGTACGTCAGCTCGCTGGTGAGCCTTCTGAGATCAAGCTTAACGCTGCGATGAAGCACGGTCAGGAAACTGAAGCCAAAGCCGTAGACTTCTATCAACGCAGCGAAGGCAAAACCGTTATGGAGACGGGCAGTGTAGCTCACGCAGTGTATGCGTTCCTCAGAGCATCACCTGACGGTCTTGTGGGACTGTATGGTGGACTCGAGATCAAGTCGCCCTTCTACACCGAAGAGCCGTACAGCGTTTTTGCGCCAGACAAAGTGATGTACCTATGGCAGTGCTATGTCGTCATGGAGGTTTGTGATCTCGAGTGGATCGATTTCCTGTGCTACATCAACGACGACGTGTTCGGCATTGAGCGCGTTGAGCGGAAACATGGGTTTCTCGAGGAGGAGGTCAGCGGTAAATGGTTACCCGTGCCAAGCGCGGAGAAGGTAACACGAATCTCTCTGTGGCATGCGTGGTTCAACCACATCCAAGACGAGTATCAAGACCCAGAGAAGCGCAAAGCGCACATAGATCCGATCAACGCAGATGCTGTTGAGGTCAACGACCCCGCGCTAGACCAGATCGACACCAACGTGCGCCGGATCAAGTTCATTGAATCGAAGATCGGCACCGAACTGTCCGAGATCGATCAGCTCAAGAAAGACAACGAAGGGATTAAGACCGCGCTGGCTGACATGTATGGGCAAAGCATTACCAACAAGTTCGTCACGATCAGCGTGATCAAGAAGACACCACCACTCGACTACAAAGCAGCCTTTGAGTTCTTGGGTGGTGATGAAGCAGTTCTGAAGAAAGGGTCCAGCATGGAGTCCTTCAGGAAAACCACGAACACCAGACAGGTGTCTATCAAGCAATGCAAGGAACAGGGATGAGCGAGTACCAACAAACGCCCGATACGGGTGCCGCGTGGCAGCAAAGCAAAGAGCAAAAGCTGCAACAGCACGAGAACCTCAGCAAGTACGACTGGTACAAGGGGCTATCGAAGGAAGAAAAAGTCGAGAAGATCGACAAATGGGGCGGGAACATTCTGCTCAACACGCCAGCCGGTAAGGTCAGAGCCAAGCTAGGTATTCGTGAAGGCATGAACAGCAAAGGCAACCCTCAGCTCTACATTCGCGCATGGAGCGTAGAGATGGCGGAAGCAGCTCCTGAGCTTGCAGCAGCTCCTGAGGCGCAACTGGACGACTTTGACGACGACATCCCATTTTAAGGAGTGACCAATTGGGTTTACGAATCACGAGAGCAGCCGACTCGCTGCTTTTTGGGGGATTCGAGTTAGACGGCGACGATCTAGAGGGATCGTTTGACCACAGGATTTGGTTTCGGCGCTTCATCAATACAGAAGATAAGAAATCTGCATTGGTGAACATCGAGACCAAAGACGGAATCACGGAGTCAGTCATGCTGACCACTGGTGAGGACTCAGCTATCGAGCTGGCTCCAAATGTATGGCTGAACTTCATGTCTATACACGAGCACTGGGCGGACAGACCGACTTACTGCGAGGAATGTGGGCGTGGTGACAAGCAGCCTAAAAGGATGATTCCACAAGGAAGGTTCGGGGTCGATGCACCCAGGGCATATCAAGTAATTCGTGATGATGCGAGGAAACGATGAGCGAAGAACGACAGCTAATTAACATCGACGGCAAGGTCTATTACGCAGACGACTTGTCCCAGGATGTAAAAAACAATCTGGTAGCACTGCAAACCGGAGGGCAAGGGATTCAGATCCTGCAAAGCCTTCTCCGGCTAGCTCAGTCTGGCAGTGAAGAGATTCTGCGTACAACAAAAAAGCAACTCCCTGCACCCGTGCAGGAAGAGACGGCTCCCACAGAAGGCATCAGCGATGACGTAACAGTCTCAGATG